TGGCCAAGCGCATGGACCCCGACGGCAACATCTCCAAGGTCATCGAGATGATGGCCCAGAACAACCAGGTGCTCGACATGATGCCCTGGTCCGAGTGCAACGACGGCACCAACCACAAGACCACGGTGCGAAATGGCTTGCCCACCCCGGTGTGGCGTCAGCTCAACTACGGCGTGCCGTCGGCCAAGTCCAGTACCACCAAGGTGCAGGACGCGACCGGCATGCTGGAGATCTACGCCAAGATCGACAAGTCGCTGGCCGACCTGAACAACAACAGCGCGGCCTGGCGCCTGAGCGAAGAAGCGCCGTTCCGCGAGGCGATGAACCAGACGCTGGCGTCGACGCTGTTCTATGGCGACACCACCTCGAACCCCGAGCGGTTCATGGGCCTGGCGCCGCGCTTTGCCGACAGCACCGCCGAGAATGGCCGCAACATCATCAAGGGCGGCGGCGGCGGTTCCGACAACACCTCCATCTGGCTGGTGGGCTGGGGCGAGAACACCGCGCATGGCCTGTACCCGAAGGGCAGCCAGGCCGGCCTGCAGGTGCGTGACCTTGGCGAAGACACGGCGAGCGACGGCGCCGGTGGCGAGTATCAGATCCTGCGCACCCACTACAAGTGGGACTGCGGCTTCACGGTGCGCGACTGGCGCTACATCGTGCGCATCTGCAACATCGATGTGAGCGACCTGACCAAGAACGCATCGGCCGGCGCTGATCTGATCGACCTGCTGGCCCAGGCCCTGGAAACCATCGAATCGCTTGATGGTGTGCGCCCGGCCCTCTACGGCAACCGCACCATCGCCAGCTTCCTGCGCCGCCAGATCGTCAACAAGGTGGCCAGCTCCACGCTCACCCAGGGCGAGGTCGCGGGTCGTCGCGTGATGATGGTCGGCGAGGTGCCGTTCTACCGCACCGACGCGATCCTCAGCACCGAGGCCACCGTCGCCTGATCCACCAAGGAGAACACCATGTTGATCGACAAGCTTCTGCGCTTCAGCGCATCGCAATCGCTGGCCGGTGCGTCTGGCACGGCTTCCACCGACATCCTGGACCTGGGCGCCGACCGCGACATGACGGCGCTGGGCCGGCCGCTGTATGTGGCGGTCGTGCTCGAGGCCAGTGGCGGCACCAGCCCCACCCTGCAGGTCATTGTGCAGACCGACGACAACAGCGGCTTCTCGTCGGCTGTCGCGCTGCACACCGGCCCGGCGCTGGCGCAGGCCAGCAACCGCGTGCAGATCATCCCAATCCCGCACACGAACGAGCGGTATCTGCGCCTGACCTACACCCAGGGCGGCACGAGCCCGACGGCCACGGTGTCGGCGTTCATCACCGACTCGCCGCAGGCCTGGGTGGCCACTGCCGACGGCATCTGACCGTGGCCCGCCCACGTCGCCAGCCCGCGGCCATCCAGCCCGGGCAAGCTGCGCCAGTGCAGCCGCGGGAACCCGGCAACCAGCCTGTTCAGGTGGTGGCCCTGGCACGCGGCTACTACGGCCAGTTGCGCGAGGCGGGCGACGTTTTCACGGTGGCCCATGCTGGGCATGTCGGGCGCTGGATGCGTCCGGTGTGCCCGGCTGCTGACTGAGGCAAGCGCTCATGGCGTCAGTGGTTGACCTGTGCAATCTGTCGCTGGCCAGGCTTGGCGACGAGGCCAACGTCGTCAGCATCGAACCGCCTGATGGCAGCGCGCAGGCGGCGCACTGCGCCAGATTCCTGCCCATGGTGCGTGACAGCCTGCTGCAGGCGCATGCTTGGGGCTTCGCGCTGCGGCGCGAGGCCTTGGCGGCCATCACCATGCCAGCAGGGGTGTCCGGCTGGCTCTACGCCTATGCGATGCCAAACCAGTGCCTTCAGCTGCTGGCTGTGCAGGCTGCCGATGCGCCCGACGACTTCACTGCATCGATCACCGATGCAGATGATGCACTGCGCAGTTCGGCCGCGCAGTGGCCGCACCTGGTGGAGCTGACGCCAGCAGGCGCCATGGTGATCCTGACCGACACCGGCAACGCCATTGCGCGGTTCGTTCAGCGCGTGGACGACCCAACGCTGTGGTCGCCGCTATTCACCGAGACGCTGTCGTGGCGCCTGGCTGCTGCGGTGGCCGGCCCGCTGTTGAAGGGCGACGCTGGCATGCAGCAGGCCAGGCGATGCGAAGAGATGGCCGCCGCCGTGCTGGCACGCGCTCGAGCTCAGGACGCCCAGCAAAGCCGGCCGCGCATCTTGAGCCAGCCATTGGCCAGCAGCTGGCTTTCCGCTCGGCGCTGACGTGGCAAGCGTTCGCACCATCACGCAGGCGTTCAACGCCGGCGAGGTGTCCCCCGAGTTCGTGGGGCGCATCGAGCAGGCTGCGTTTCAGTCAGGCCTGGCACTCTGCCGCAACTTCATCGTGCTGCCGCATGGCCCGGTGGTCAACCGTCCAGGCTTCGCTTATGTGCGGTCAGCCAAGCATGCCGATCGCCTGGCCAGGCTGATCCCGTTCGTCTTCAGCTCGTCCCAGAGCTTCGCCATCGAGTTCGGCGATCTGTACTGCAGGTTCCACACCGGCGGCGCGACGCTTGAGAGTTCTCCTGGCACGCCATACGAGGTTGCAACCCCGTATGCGGAGGCTGACCTGGCCGCGCTGCACTATGTGCAAAGCAACGACATCATCACGCTGGTGCACCCCAACTATGCGCCGCGCGAGCTGCGCAGGCTGAGTGCCACCACCTGGTCGCTGACCACCATCACGTTCGGCAGCGCGCTGGCTGCGCCAGGCAGCGTCGTGGCGACGGCCACTGTTGGCACTGGCTCCACGACCTACAGCTACCGCGTGGCAGCTGTGGGCGCGGACGGTCTGGATGAGGGCGTGATCAGCGCCACCGGATCGTGCACCAACGACCTGCTGACCAGCGGGAACAAGAACACCGTGACCTGGTCGGCCGTCACCGGCGCAAGCCGGTACAGGGTCTACAAGGAAAGCAACGGCCTGTATGGCTACATCGGCGAAGCCGGCAGCACGTCCTTCGTTGACGAGAACATCGCCCCCGACATCTCCAGCACGCCGCCGGAAACGAACAACCCGCTGGCGGCGCCTGGCAGCTACCCGGCCGCGGTGAGCTACTTCGAGCAGCGCCGATGCTTCGCTGGCACCATGGATGCGCCGTCGAACCTGTGGTGCACCAAGAGCGGGACAGAGAGCAATCTGACGTACCGCATCCCCACGCGGGACGATGACGCGCTGCAGTTCAGGCTGGCCAGCCGCGAAGCCAACGCCATCCAGCACCTGGCGCCGCTGGGCGACCTGATCGCGCTGTCCGGCTCGGCCGAGTGGCGCATCGGCAGCGTCAACGCCGATGCGCTGACGCCCAGCACCATCAGCGTGAAGCCGCAGAGCTACGTGGGCAGCAACGCGGTGCAGCCGGTGGTGGCCAGCAACAACATCCTGTTCGCCGCGGCGCGCGGCGGGCATCTGCGCGAGATGGGCTTTGCCAGAGAGGCCGGCGGGTTTGTCACTGGCGACCTGAGCCTGCGCGCCACGCACCTGTTCGACAACTTCGACATCGTGGATCTGGCCTATGCCAAAGCGCCACAGCCGGTTGTCTGGGCCGTCAGCAGCACCGGCAGCCTGCTGGGCCTGACCTACGTGCCAGAGCAGCAGGTGGGGGCCTGGCATCAGCACGACACCGGAGCCGACGGCGCATTCGAGTCCATCTGCGTGGTCCCAGAGGGCAATGAGGATGTGCTGTATGCCGTCGTTCGCCGCACCATCGGCGGGTCAGAGGTGCGGTACATCGAGCGGCTGGCCTCAAGAAATTTCCTGGCTGTCGAAGATGCATTCTTGGTCGACAGCGGTGCCACCTACAGCGGCGCTGCAACCACCAGCATCACGGGTCTGACCTGGCTGGAAGGGCAGACGGTCAGCATCCTGGCTGACGGCGCCGAGCACCCGCAGCGCACCGTGGCCAGCGGGGCCGTGACGCTCGACTGGCCGGCCAGCTTGGTGCACGTGGGTCTGCCGATCCAGGCCGATCTGCAGACCCTGCCGATGGCGGTGGCCGCGCAGGCGTTCGGTCAGGGCCGCCAGAAGAACATCAGCCGGGTCTGGCTGCGGGTGTACCGGTCCAGCGGCATCATGGCCGGGCCGAGCTTCGAGCGCCTGGTGGAGTTCAAGCAGCGGCAGGCTGAGCCCTACGGCACGCCGCCGGCGCTGCGCAGCGACGAAGTGCAGATTGACTTGCAGCCGAGCTGGGGCAGCGGGGCGCAGGTGTGCATTCGCCAGAGCAAGCCGCTGCCGCTGACGGTGGTCAGCATGACCATGGAAGCCGAGGTCGCCGGCTGATGCCGCGCGCCACTCTGGTGGCGGCTGATCTGCGGCACGTGCTGGCGGTGGCTGATCAGCTGCGCCAATCCGACCGGGACGAGCTGGCGGCCGCGCACGGCATGGATCTGAGTGACATGGAGATCCGGCGGGCGCTGTTGTGCGCTGCCGCAGCTGCGGGGCCATGCCTTGCGGCAGTGGATGCCGGCGTTCCGCTGGCGGTGCTGGGCTGCGCCCCGGTCAGCCTGGTCGGCGGAGTGGCTGCGCCGTGGCTGCTGGCAACGCCAGGGGCTGACCGATACGGCCGCGACCTGCTGGTGGCCGGGCGCGCCCTGGTGGAGCAATGGGGGCGCGACTGGGCACGCCTGGAGAACCGGGCTGATGCACGAAACACCAGAACGTTGCGCTGGCTGCATCGCATTGGCTTCACGCTGGAAGATCCGCAGCCATGGGGAGCGCTGGGCATGCCGTTCGTGCGGTTCCACCGGTGCGCGTGATGCCGGGTGGCGGCCTGAGACTGCCGCCCCATGTGCACACCCACTGCAGTGCTTGGCGTGTCGGCTGCTGGCGCCGCGTCGCAGACGGTCGGATCGTTCTACGCCGCCAAGTCGCAGCGCGACCAGATGCGCCTGCAGGCCGACATGGCCGACGTACAGGCCCGGCAGGCGCTGCTGGCCGGCGAGCGTGAGCAGCAGCGCTCCAGGCTGGCCACGGCGAACCTGAAGAGCCGCCAGACCGTGGCCATGGCTGCCAACGGCGTGGCGCTCGACAGCGGAACGCCCAACGCAGTCCTGACCAGCACCGACGTGATGGGCGAGATTGACGCCAACACCATCGAACAGAACGCACTGGCGCAGGCCTGGGGCTACCGCACCCAGGCCGGCATGGATCGGGCGCGTGCCAACGCGATCAATCCCGGCATGAGCGCGGCCACCACGCTGCTGGGGTCTGCCACGCAGGTGGCATCGACCTGGTACGGCATGAAGAAGGCTGGCGCGCTTGATCCGGCGCCGACGCCATACACCGGGGTCTGGTGATGCCTGTCGTTCCGAGCTATGACAACCTGCAGACCAGCATCCGCCCACAGGCGCCGAACCTGAGCGGGCCGGCGCCTGGCGCGCTGGCAGCCCAGCAGATGCAGGACGCCGGGCGCGCTGTCAGCGATGCCGCTGGCGCTGCCGGCCGGGTGCTGATCGACATGCAGCGCGAGGCCAACGACCTGCGCGTGACGGATGCATTGAACTCGGCCATCCAGGCCCGCACTGACGCGCAGCTGGGCGTGCTCAAGCTGCGCGGCCGCGATGCGCTGGAGCGGCCCGACGGCAAACCGCTGCCAGACGAGGCGGCGGACGCCCTGCGCCAGCAGTACGACGCCCTGCGCGACGGCCTGGGCAACGACGTGCAGAAGCAGGCGTTCGCGGCCAGGTCGCAGCAGCTGTTGCAGCAGTTCCGCGCTGGTGTTGGCGAGCATGTGCTGCGCGAGTACCAAGCGCATCACGATCAGGTGGCTGAAGCCGGCATCGCCGCGGCGCAACGCCAGGCCGACCTGAACCCCGACAGCGAAGAGATGCGCGGCCAGAGCGTGCAGGCCATCCGCGGCATCGTCGACAACGTGGCCAAGCGCAAGGGTTGGGCGCCAGAGCAGCGCGATGCGGCTGTCATCGAGGCGTTGTCGCCGCTGCACATGGGCGTGATTGCCAGCAGGATGCAGCGCGACGTGGACAGCGCCGTGAAGTACTTCGAGTCGGTGGAATCCGAGCTGCGCCCGAAGGCCCGTGCCGATGTGCGCCAGGCGCTGGCGCAGCGCAGCGCCGAGGTGCGGGCCGGCAGTGCAGTCCGAGCGCTGACGGCAGATCCTGCCTGGACGCTGGCGCAGGCCGACAAGGCCATCACCGCGCAGTTTGGCGACAAGCCCGAAGAGCTGCGCATGGCCCGGGCCGAGCTGCGATACCAGGAGCAGGTGCGCCGTGATGCGCAGGCCGAGCAACAGCGCGAACTGC